GGTAACGTAGGGATTGGGACGAGTAGTCCTAACCAACAACTGCACCTTTCTAAAAACGGCCCAGTTTTAGCTTTAGGCAGTACAGGATCAAACGATCCACGAATCGATTTCTACGATCAAAGCACTACGACTATCGGTGCAACAATGTTCTTGGATCAATCGGCAGACAACTTATGTATTTTGAGAACAGCATCAGGAAGTGCGACTGATGGTATGCGCATCGACTCCAGTGGTAACGTAGGGATTGGGACGACGAGTCCTGAAACACAACTTCATGTAGCGACGGGTCATATTAGGGTAAATGGTACGTTAGCAGGAGGAGCAACTCTACAAACATCAAGCTCTGGCGGTCTTAGTACACTTGTTTCTAACGATCCAAGTAATGATAATTTTAATATTCTGCAAGGAACTAACAATACAGGCGTAATTACGTTTTCGACAAGGGCAAGTTCTTCTAACCAAGAACGTCTGCGTATTCTTAATACAGGTAGTACAAGTCAAGTCACAGGTAATAGCAATCTTGGATATCATGCAGGGAATGCGACTTATACCAGTGGCGAAAGAGGCTATTATGCATACTCAGGGTCAAGTAGTGATTATACATATATTGCTGCACGAAATGTAGCAGATACGTCATATGTATACCGTGTAAATATTGGTGCAAATGCTAAAATTTTATTTACTGCGGCAGGTAACGGATACTGGGACGGTGCGGCTGATTTAGGTTCGGCTGACTACGCAGAATACTTTGAGTGGGCTGATGGCAACACATCTGAAGAAGACCGTAGGGGCTACTCAGTCATTCTTGATAACGGCAAGATTCGTAAAGCCACAGCAGATGACGATACATCTCAAATCATTGGCATCATCTCTGCTTTCCCTGCAATCGTTGGTGACTCCAAGTCATTAGGTTGGCAAGGCAAGTGGGCAACTGATGAGTTTGGAGCAAGACTGACAAGACCGCTTGAATACTATGAGTGGACTGATGAGTCTGGTGAGAAACATGAATATCGTGGTGATTCTATTCCAGAAGATGTCACTATCCCTGACGATGCAACAATGACAATTCGTCATGAGCATTACTATGCAGATGACTACGATCCAGATGTTGAATACATCCCACGCTCAGAACGTCCAGAGTGGGACGCTGTTGGTATGTTAGGTAAGCTGATTCTACGCAAGGGTGAGCCAGTGGGTGATCGTTGGATCAAACTAGAAGATGTTTCAGATACACTTGAAAAATGGTTGGTAAGATAAATGGCATACGCAGGACGTACACCGACAACAGGCTTTCGCTCAGTGCCTACCAAGGACACCTTTAGCGGGGACGGTTCCACAGTCGCCTTCACCTTGAGTCTTTCTACGAGAACCAACGATGTAGAGGTCTTTGTAGAGAACGTACAGCAGGAGCCTACAACGGCTTACAGCATCTCTGGTAACACGCTCACGTTCACTTCAGCACCAGTCACAGGCACAAACAACATCTATGTCATTCACCGTGGTGAGCTAGTGAGCAATGGTGTGCATACACCAGGAGCAGACTTACAAGCTGTCAATGCAACGATTACTGGTGACCTCACTGTATCTGGCACAACCATCACAATGGACAGCGCATCTGTACAGACTGTTGACTTAGGCGACAACGACAAGATTCGCTTAGGTGACGCTGATGACCTTCAGTTGTATTGGGATGGTACAACAGGGCAATTGACGAATGATGTTAATGTCACTGGCACGGTCACAGCGGATGGGGCTGTTATAAATTCCCAAACAACGCTAACAGGTGAATTAAGTGTTACTAGCGCATCAGACAGCAGACAGATTACATTTGCAAGAACTGATGCTTCTGGTGGTGAAGGCGGTATTGGTGCAAATCTTTTTAATGCACTGAATGTTTGGAATGATTCTGCGACTAATGCATTAACTATCGCACAAAACAACGACATCTCCTTCTATGAAGACACTGGCACGACACCAAAGCTGTTCTGGGATGCGAGTGCTGAGAGATTGGGATTGGGAACTAGCAGTCCTACAGCAGAATTAGATATTCTTGGGGGTATACGGTTAAACAAATTTGGCAATTTATCTACAGCCAAAGTAGGTAATTTTGGTGTAACCAACTTTGAAGGGTATATATCGCCATATAATGAGAATGGGAAAACCGAAATTCATAACACCACTTCCTCAGGTTATATAGCTTTTTTTACAAGCACTTCCGACACAGAACGTATGCGCCTCGACTCCAGTGGCAACCTTAAATTCAACTCCGGTTACGGCTCAGTCGCCACAGCGTATGGTTGTCGTGCGTGGGTGAACTTTAATGGTACGGGTACTGTTGCAATTAGGCAAAGCGGGAATGTGTCTAGTATTACGGACGTGAGTACTGGTATATATCGGGTAAATTTTACAACTTCAATAACAGATGCTAACTATTGCGCCTTAGCGTCTGTCGAAGGAAGTGGAGCGGCAGAACGAGTAATTCCTTATTCTTATCTAACAACATCTGTGAATTTATACTGTACGTCACAAACAACATTACAAGATATGTCTTTTGCGAGTTGTGCAATTATCCGTTAGGAAAAATTTATGAACCGTATTATTTACAAAACAGACGATGGTGGATTAGCGGTAATCATCCCAACAGACGAAGCACTGCAATCTCACACCATTGAAGAAATCGCAGAGAAAGATGTACCGGCAGGGAAGCCATACAAAATTGTCTCAGTCGATGACATCCCATCGGATCGCACATTCCGCAATGCGTGGGAAGTGGACGAAGCTGACCTGACTGATGGCACTGGTGGCGAACACGATATGTTTATCACTGACCCACAACATCCAGATTATGTGGAGCCAAACAATGATTAACGTCAACATGACAAAGGCCAAAGACATCTGGCGTGACAAGGTACGAGCAGAACGTACAGAGAAACTACAAGCATTGGATGTTCAATTCACACGAGCATTAGAGTCTGGTGCAGATACATCTGAGATTGTCGCAAAGAAACAAGCACTGCGTGATGCTCCTGCTGATGCTCGCATTGAAGCGGCTACAACACCTGAAGAATTGAAGGCTGTTGATCCAGTCAGTGAGGTAGAAATCTAATGGCATACCTAGGTAAAACTCCATCACAGGCTGTACGCCAACGCTACATCTTCACTCAAGCCTCCGCAGGTGCTACCTCTATCTCTGGTGCTGACGACAATGGCAACACACTAAGCTACACAGACGGTGGATACGTTGATGTCTACTTGAATGGTGTATTGCTTGTCGCAGGGACAGACTACAACACTACCACTGCGAACACGATTGGTGGACTAACAGCACTGTCTGCATCAGACGTTGTAGAGATTGTTGTGTACGATGTGTTCTCTGTGTTTGGTGGTGATGTACAGGGTGACTTGACGATTAGTAATGGTGACCTCACTGTTGATACAGACGCTGAAAATGTTGTCAGAATACGTTCTGCCGATGGCACCATAGCAGGTATTTTGTTTGGCGACCAAAGCGATTCATCAAGGGGTTCTATTTATTACGACAACTCTGACGAGTCAACGCAGTTTAGGGTCAATAATCAACAAGAAGCAATGCGAATCGACTCCAGTGGTAACTTGTTGGTTGGACGTACAAGCGTTGGTGGCACTGGTAGTGGTCACAGTATTCGTGGTGGGGATAGTGCAATCTTCAGTCGGGATGCTTCTGGCGAGACTGTGCAGATTGGACGAAATTCAAGTGACGGGCAATTAGTGCGCTTTAACAGTAATGGATCAGCAATTGGATATATTGGTGTTGTTGATGGAAATGACACTTACATAACAGGCGATAATACAGCCATTCGTTTAGGGCTAGGCTCTAGCGGTGCTTATGTTTCACCTTGTAATTCTGATGGTTCTGTTCGTGATGGTGTAATCCGATTAGGTGATTCTTCAGCACGTTGGAGAGACCTCTATCTATCAGGCGGTGTCTATGTGGGTGGCACAGGTAGTGCTAATTACTTGGATGACTATGAGCAAGGCACTTGGACTCCACAAGTTTTAGGGTCAACTTCTGGGACAACAACTTATACCAATCAAACTGCTTCATACGTCAAAGTAGGTAACATGGTTTCTGTGTCTGGGTATGTTGCTTGGTCAGCGGCTACTGGCACTGGAACGATGCGTATTTATGGTTTGCCTTTTACCACTGGATCAACGCTACACTATCTTGCGGCAGGTTCTGTGTTTATGAATAACATAGACATTCCAACAGGATATCTAACTCCCGTTATGTATGCAGAAAATAACAAAACATACTTAGTTATTTATTACACAAGGGACAACGCTACTTGGCAAGTCGCACAGATGGATAGTGCAGGTGGACTTATTTTCCAGATAACATACAACACGAATGCATAACCTATCACCAGTGGATTCTGGTGACTGACAGTCCAAGCCAAAGGAGGAAACTATGGCACTCACTAAAACAACCAAAGTAGACAAAGTAGAAATCGTAGGCGACTACAAGCACGTTCAAGTGCGCACAGCAACAGTGATTGAGGAAGACGGTGTAGAACTCTCACGCTCATTCCATCGTCATGTTGTTAGCCCACTAGACGACACATCAGGTGAGACAGCAGAGGTGCAAGCAATCTGTGCATCTGTACACACTGATGAGGTTCAGGCGGCTTATCAAGCTCACCTAAACGCACAACAGGAAATCTAAGGAAACAGGATGGTGTCCAATATGGCAACAGAAAGCACTAAACAAATCATTGATGCGGCTAGTGTAGTCACCGTTGTAGGAACATTAGGTGAAGTGTTGCCACCATTGGCGGCCTTGTTTACCTTAGTGTGGACAGCAATTAGAATCTACGAAACAGAGACAGTACAACGACTTCTAGGAAGGAAGTCAGATCATGATCTTTGAAGCTATTGCGGCCATCAAGATAGCCAATGAAGCCATTGGTGCTATCAAAGAGTTTGCAGGTCATGTTCAGTCTGTTGGTGCAATGGGCAAGGACTTAACCAAACTTGCAGATGCTAAAGCAGACTTACAAAAAGCCGCAGGTGATGGAGACATGGAAGCATTCTGGGCTTTAGAAGATATTAAAAACCATGAAGCTGAAATTAAAAGACAGTTTATATATGCAGGAAGGCCCGGACTTTGGGATGATTACTGCAAGTTTATTGAAAACAGAAAGACACTTAGAGAAAATGAAGCCAAGCGAGAAGCCGTTAAGAAAGCCCGTAGAAAGAAACTTATTAAAGACTGGAGTATTGGTATTGCTGTTACCATTGGCACTCTTGGTCTTGTCGGGTTCGCTGTTTATGCGGTTTATTGGCTTGTCAAGTTAAAAGGTAAATAAGATGTGGATCACACTTGGAGTATACGCAATTGCTTTACAACAGGGTATATTCCAAATTGTAGAGACACGAGAGTTTAATAATCCTGAAGACTGCTTTAGAGAAGCTCTGATTGTTATGAATGATTCTAAAGATGCACGAGGTATGCTCTGCCTACCAATTAAGAAAGAAGGTAACTAATGACTGACCAAGAAAAGATGTATGATCTGAATGGCGATGGAGTGATTGATGCTGAAGAGCGCAAAATCATGTTGGAAGATATGCGTCGAAAGATGGAAGACTCTGATGCCCAACGTGATAGTATTCGCAAGATGGCTTGGTTTGCTTTGTTTGGTCTTCTACTGTATCCATTTGGTATTTTTCTTGCTGATGCCTTCGCTATGGGTACAGCCGCTACCTTGATTGCTGACATAGCTCCGACATATTTTGCATCTATTGCTGTGCTAGTCAGTGCATTCTTTGGTGCTTCAGCCTTACAGAAGGATAAGTAAATGCTACAGATGCTACTTGGCCCTGCAATGGAACTTGGCAAAGAATTCCTAAAAGGCAAAGCAGACGAAAAGAAAGCCATTCAAGAGCGCAAGATTCAGACTATTCAGAACGATGCTGATTGGGAAGCTAAGATGGCTGACGCAACTAAATCATCTTGGAAGGATGAGTGGTTTAGTTTAATCCTGTCGGCACCTTTGATCGCTGTAGCATACTCTGTTGCAATGGACGATCAAGCAATCATTGTTCGTATGAATGAAGCATTCACAGCACTGAACTCATTACCTGAATGGTATCAATATTTATTATTCATTGCGGTCTCAGCATCCTTTGGGGTCAAAGGGGCTGACAAACTAATGGCTATGAAGAAGGGGAAATAGTATGTCTTGTGGTTCAAAACACTATGGTGGGAAAAAGAAAGCAATGCCTAAGGCCAAGAAGACCGTGGCTTCTCGTACTCAGAAGAAAAAGAAAACAACGAGACGTGCATAATGGCCGCAAAGAAAAAGAAAGCTAATGACGCTTGTGCTAAAAAAGTCAAGGCTCGTTACAAAGTGTGGCCCTCAGCCTACGCTTCAGGTGCTGTAGCAAAATGCCGAAAGGTTGGTGCAAAGAACTGGGGAAACAAGAGTGGCCGTAAGAAAAAGTAAGAAAGGTGCGGCACTCAAGAAGTGGTTCAAAGAAGAATGGGTAGACCTCAAGACAGGGAAGGCTTGTGGACGCAAAAGCGCAAAGGGAGATTCCAAACGCCCTTACCCTTCATGCCGTCCAAAGGCAGTAGCGGCCAAGATGACCAAAGCAGAGAAAGCCTCAAGCATCCGCAGAAAGAAAGGCCCTGCAAAGATCAAACATAAAGTAACTGCTTCTGGTAAGCGGAGGAAATAATGGCTACGAAACGTGTAACCAAATCAAAAATGAAGTGCAACAGCCCCAAGCGCACACCTAGCCACCCTAAGAAATCCCATGTAGTCAAAGCTTGCTCAGGCGGAAAAGAAAAAGTTATTCGTTTTGGTGAGCAAGGAGCTAAGACCGCAGGAAAGCCTAAGAAAGGCGAAAGTGCAAAGATGAAGGCAAAGCGTAAGTCGTTTAAAGCTCGACACGGTAAGAACATTGCCAAAGGTAAAATGTCTGCGGCATACTGGGCAAACAAAGTTAAATGGTAGCTATTGACTTTTTAGTCAAAATGTGCTATACTATTGGATATATACACTAAGGTACACTCATGACATACTTAGATTTAGTTAATAACATCTTAAGACGACTACGAGAGCGTACCGTTTCTACGGTTGAAGAGACAGCCTATTCTACTTTGATTGGTGTACTGATTAACGATGCCAAAGAAGAAGTTGAGAACGCTTGGAACTGGAGTGCACTTAGGAACACCCTAACGGTCACTACGGTTGCTGATACTTTTAACTACGAGTTAAACGGTACTCAAAATCGTTTTAAGATACTTGATGTAGTAAACGATACATCTAACTTCTTTATGCAATACCGTACTGCTTCTGACTTTAATAACTGGTTCTTAAACCAAACACCTGCTTCAGGGGAACCTAGGTACTACAGCTTCAATGGTATCTCGACAGATGGAGATACACAGGTTGATGTCTACCCTATTCCCAATGCAGTGTACGATTTACGATTTAATGTTATTCAACCTCAGGCAGACTTAAGTTCTGATGCAGATGTGTTGTCTGTCCCTGCCAAGCCTGTGCAGTTATTAGCTTATGCTAAAGCTGTTGAAGAGCGTGGTGAAGACGGAGGTGCTAGTGCATCTTCTGCTTATGCAACAGCCTCACGAGCGTTGAATGATGCAATCTCATTTGACTCAGCTAAACATCCTGAAGAGATTATCTGGGAGTCCTAATGGCTAGTCCTTTACAGTCAGCTAGTATTGCCGCACCGGGCTTCTACGGGTTAAACACTCAAGAGTCCGGTATTACTCTTGAGAGTGGTTTTGCTCTACAGGCTACCAACTGTGTTATTGATAAGTTTGGACGCTTAGGTGCTCGTAAGGGTTGGCAGTTTCTTGCTGAATCTACAGGCTCTAACCTCCAAGGTATGCATCGGTTTATTGATCTTGACGGCACTGAATACTTTGGTGTCTGGTCAGACGATAGTTTTTACACTTATGATGCAGGGACGCTCACTTCAGTTACATACACAAATACTCCCGGCGTTAATACAGTAACTGACGGTAACTGGCAAGCGGCTACACTGAATGATGCGGCTTACTTGTTTCAACGTGGGTATGAGCCTATTTACTTTGATCCTACAGCAGGTACATTGGATGATGTAACTACTCAGGGCAAGGGTACTCCTCCACAAGCAAACGCCGTACTGTCTGCCTATGGACGCTTATGGGTTGCTGACACCCCTACAAACAAAACAACAGTGTACTGGTCAGACCTTCTGGATGGAGCAGAGTGGCGGTCAGGTACAGGCTCTGTCGGTACTTTAGACATTGCCAGTATTCTTGTGTATGGTAATGATGAGATTGTGGGCTTAGGTGCTCACAACGGTGCTTTGATTATTTTCTGTCGTCAAAACATTATTATCATGGGCGACTCTCCTGCTGATGGAGCTACAACGCAAACCACAGGAGATTACTTTTTAGACCCTACAGAGCTTCAATTGATTGAAGTTATCTCAGGTGTCGGATGTATTGCCAGAGACAGTATTCAAAACACAGGTACTGATATTGTCTTTCTGTCTGAGTCAGGTGTTAAAAGCCTAGGACGAGTCATTCAAGAAAAATCACAACCAATGCGTGACTTGTCTAAGAATGTTCGTGATGATATTGTTCAAGCAATTAACTCAGAGACAGCTTCTAAAATTAAATCTGCATACTCAGAAGGCAGTGCATTTTACCTGTTGTCATTCCCAACCAGTCGTCAAGTCTACTGCTTTGACTTAAGGGTTCCATTGCAAGACGGTAGTGCTCGTGTGACCATTTGGAACAACATGGACTTTACGTTCTGGGAAGCATGGGACAACACCATCTACATGACGCACAACGATGGCTTGGCATACTACAATGGCTATCAAGACAATGGTAGTTCGTACCGTATGGTGTACTTTACCAACTACTTTGACATGGGCAATGCTTCTCAAACTAAAATACTAAAGCGTCTGGCTATGACTGTCATTGGTGCAACAGGTCAAGACTTTGTTGTTAAGTCTGGATTTGATTACAGTGATGTGTATAATAATTATGCACTTGAGGTACGCCAAGGAACTATTGCGGAATATAATGTTGCTGAGTACAATGAAGATGCAGAATACTCAGGCGGCACCTTGGTAGACACTGTGCGTGTTGCGGGTAGTGGTAGTGGGTCAGTATTACAATTAGGCTTTGAAGCAGACGTTAATGGCGGTGCTTTGTCAATTCAAAAAATGGATGTCTATGTTAAACAAGGTAGGACAATCTAATGAGTTCATATACTAAATCAACAGACTTTGCCGCTAAGGACTCCTTGCTTACAGGGAATCCTCTTAAGGTTGTCAAAGGAACAGAGATAGACGATGAGTTTAATGCTATACAAACCGCAGTAAACTCTAAAGCGGATTCGGCTTCTGCGGCACTCACAGGGACACCTACGGCCCCTACAGCCGCTACAGCAACAAACACTACACAGATTGCTACTACAGCATATGTTAAAACTAACATTACGTCTGGCGGTAACGTGACTCGTGCAGGTATTGCCGCTGATGCAATTGACGGTACAAAGATTGCTGACAATGCGATTGACTCAGAGCATTATGTTGATGGTTCAATTGATCGTGTACACTTAGCCGCTGATATTATTGATGGAACTAAGATTGCTAATGATGTTATCAACTCAGAACACTACGTTGCAGGTTCTATTGATGCAGAGCACTTAGCAAACGATTCTGTCACCAGTGCTAAAATTGCTAATGATGTTGCTCTTGGCGGTAACCCAACAACTACGACTCAAGCATACAACAACAACTCAACTCGTATTGCAACAACTGCAATGGTACAATCTGCTATTTCGGCTAACGCATACACGCTTCCTGCGGCAAACTCAAGTACCTTAGGTGGCATCAAGATCTATCGTTCTGGTACAAACCTGTACATTAGTACATCCTAGGTATAACTATGGCGTTATATTTTAACGGTACAAAATTAAATTGGTATACTGAAACAATTCGGGTTGACGGTACAGTTTTGAGTAGCCCTTCTGCCCCCGGAGAGATTTTGTTTGGCGGTGTCCTATGTCATGGATTGACTGACTTTGTGTCGGAAACCACGCTGTACGATTTTGGACTTTCTCCAGACAGTAGTGCCTTTGAGAGCACAATTGTTCCTGCGCTTGCGTCAACATACGCAGAAGCATTTCACTCGCAGAGCTACACACAAGGGCCGGGACAAGACAGTACATACACAGTGTATCTTAAAGAAGGCTACCGTATGGTAACGTCAGATGGTACATTTACTGGATCAGCTTCTCCGGGTACAAGTGTTGCATTGTATGAAGGCAGGACAGTTACAGGAGCAAATACGTCACACAATGGCGGCACCTCAGTATCCCTTAGGCGAGATAACGGCATTTGATAAAAACACCTGTAGCAATACAACCACACTACACAATTTATTTTGAAAGATACGATGGTGTCACTTGGACACACGCAGATGTACACAAATGGACACCTAGTATCTCCAGAGAGTTTAAAGACGTACACGCTCTCTTAAACATAATGCACAACGAGCCATTTTATTGTCTTGTTGATAACAGTAAACTAGAGAAATTTGTAAAGCAAATAGGCTATCAATATCTACAAGACGCTAAGTGCGTTGACGGAGTAAATCGGAGAATCTATCAATGGGTAGCATCGTAAGCGGACTGTTCGGTAAGGGCGGTTCAGGAGTAGCACAACAAGGTATTGAAGAGGCGGCTCGTCGAGCAGAGCAAGCCTACTTTAAACCTTATACAGTGACATCAGGTTATGGTGGTACACAGTATGATGATGGACGACTAGCATCATTCTTAAGTGGCCCTTATGCACAACTCCAAGGACAGACGACGGGAATGGCAAGTGGGTTACTCCCTGCGGCTGTTGGAATGGCTCTTGAGGGTGCACCTCAGTTTCAAGGGTACGGACAAGGATTGATGAATCTTGCGGCTATGCGGTCAGCACAGATGCCACAGCAGTTTGGTTTTACTCCAGATGTCCAAGGCCGTGCTCAAGACATCTTCAGCCAACAAGCAGAACAACTACAACCTGAGTTTGCTAGACAAGCAACAGAACTCCAAGGGAAACTCTTTGGTAGTGGACGTTTGGGTCTAAGGCTTGCAGGAGAGTCCCAAGGACTTGGTGCAGGAGGCGGAGGCGTACAGCCAGATGCTCTTGGTCTTGGCCGTGCTCAACAGCAGACACTTGCTCAGTTGTCGACTCAAGCACGTCAGCAAGCTCTGGGTGAAGAAGCACAACGCTACGAACAGGCAATGGGTACCTTTGGTACAAATGTCGCACAACAGCAACAAGCACTTCAGAACCTTTTGGCCGCACAAGGGCAAGGCTTTGGACAAGCCGCACAAGCCTACGGATTGCAGACAGGTGCACAACAGCAACAGCTTGCAAACATCATGGGACTACAGCAAGGTCTGTTTGGTCAGGCGGCACAGCTTGCAGGACTGGAGAATCAACTCATGCAGTTGGGGATGTCTGCAGAACAAGCACGTGCGGCGGCGGCATTGGGTGCAGGACAGCTTGCAGTGTCTCCATACAATACTGCGGCTCAGGTTGCACAACAACAACGTGGTCAAAATGCAGGATTCTTTGGTGGTCTTGTGGGTGCGGGATTATCAGCGGCATTCCCTCAAGCGGCTCCAGTGATTAAAATGGTGACATCGTAATGGCAAAAGTAGATACAGTATATTCTTTGTTCGGCATGAAGAGCCCTCAGCAAGTTGCTAGAGAACGCCTTACGCAACAACAGAACATTATGAAGCAATATCAACGTGATCCCTTCCAGTCCGCCGGAGCGGCTATTGGTATGGGTTTAGCACGTCTCTTTGGCGGCCCTGATGAAGAACTTCAGAAAGCCCAAGAGTTAGAAGCCATTCAACGAGAATATCAGCCCGGTAACATTCAGAACATGGCTGAGACTTACACTCGTCTTAAGGAAGCAGGTGCCCCTGCGGAAACCCTTAACCGTCTCTCACAGGACATTACAACAGCTTCTGAGGCATTTAACAAACGTGCTCAAGCACAACGTGCCCAAAGTGCCGCTGTAGAGTATGTTAGTAAATATGATCCAGAAATGGCTAAGTTAGTTGCGGCTAACCCCGATGCGGCGGCTAAGGCAATTGAGACTGTCAATAAGCGACTTGAAGGTAAAGTTGTTGGTGATTCATTAGTAGTTCCAAAGGCAGGGGGAGGTGTTGACGTACTGTACACTAAACCAAACAAGCCCGGAGAGACATTTAGAATTTTAACTGAAACAGAGCGTAAGGAACGTAACTTACCTCCTGCAATTTATCAGATTAACGAATCAACAGAAAAAGTATCTGCTTTGGCAAACATTCCAACTCCGGCAGAACCTACATTACCGGCAGGGTACCGGGGTGTGTATGAAGTTAATGCACAAGGTCAAAGTATTCTTAAAAGTGCAGAGCCAATTCCCGGGACTCCTCAGGCTGACGCATTAAAAGCCGAACAAGATCGTGTCAACAAAGGACTTGCGGCATCTGATAAGATCGTTAGTGTGGTCACTGATAACATTGCCGATGCACGTAAGTTGCTACAAGACCCTGAAGCATGGGTTGCGGGTAAGAAAGCCGCTCTTGTTGAAATTGGCGGTGCATTGACTGGAGGTTTCTTAGAGGCAGGAACTGACGTACAGACTTTAAAGATGAAGTACGATACGATTAAAGCAAACATTGCCTTTAACAAACTTCAGGAAATTCGTGAAGCATCTAAAACAGGTGGTGCTTTGGGTAACGTCAGTAACTTTGAAGTTGGTCGTCTTGAAGCAGTTCTTGGTAAACTGGAGCCAACATCCAAGCGTGCTGAACAGCTTGCGAGTCTAGATGAGATTGAAATGCAATTTGAACGTACTGCTCGTGCTGTTGCAAACGACTTAACAAATGAGCAAATGGAAGCCGCAGGGTTTACACCTGCACAGATTCAAATGTATGCATCGTATCGAACTGCCGAAAGACAGCCAGACGGTACATATAAGAATCTTCCGACTGCTCAAGCAGAACCTGCGTTTAACTTTGATGCACTTCCCCAAGACGTTAAAGATGTCTGGGATGATATGAATGATAACCAGAAGAAATTATTTGGATGGAATCCGTAGCAATGGAGTTTACCAAAGAACAGTTACAAGCGTTAGCTGTTGCTCAGGCAAAGAAAGCAAAACGTGACCGACTGACCGCAGACATTCAACGACGTTACACTGACACACCAGTCCCTCCTCCGCCAATGGAAGACCCATTGATGGTCTCAGACGCAGGAGTCGAATCTACAGAAGCACAGCGTACTGGTGCAATCCGCAGTGTGTTCCAAGGCCTCAGCTTTGGTACTGCTGATGAAGCAGAAGCGTTCTTAAAGTCAATCGTAGGTGACCAATCTTACTCTGAAAACATTGACCAGATTCGTTCAGAAATGAAGCAATACTTACAAGAGAATCCGGGTCAAGCGTTGACTGGTGAGATTGTTGGTGGTTTAATGACCCCTGCAAGCCTCCTTAAGGCCCCTGAGGCGGTCGCAAGGCTTGGCCTATGGGCCCGTGGTGCTGTCAAGGGTTTTGCCGGTGGTGCGGCTTATGGAGCCGGTACAGCAGAGGGCGGTATACAAGACAGAGCAAGTAATGCTTTAGTGTCTGGTGGTGTAGGTATTGTCATTGGTGCACCACTTGAGCGACTCATTGGTGCCATAGGCGGCCTTAAGGGCCCTGCAACACGACAGGCAAAAGCACCGACTGCAGAGTCACTTAAGAAACTCAAAGACGCCGCTTATAAAGCAGTTCCTGAGGATCAGTTTGCGTTAGGCCCCGGACAGATTAAAGAAGTCTGGAACCGCAGTAATGCGATTGCCGCCAAAGAGCAACACATCAGTATGCCTAAGGGTGAAAGTGGATGGGTTCCTTCTGTTGTCGATGAAGCTAATTTATTATTCCAAAACTTTTTTAATAAGAACCAAGGAATGACCTTAGGACAAGCTGAAGCAGTCCGTCGTCGTCTGTTTAAATTAGCTGAAGACCCAAAAAACGGATACATTGTCCGTCAGTTCATTGACGAGTTTGATGATGTTCTTGATGAAGCAATGGGTGCAGGTACAGATGTACTTAAGGTTGCTAGAGAAGCCAACAGACGTTACCAGAATGTCAAGCTTATTGAAGAATCATTTAATAAGATTGATGTAAAAGCAGGACGTAAGCCTGAAGCGTACCAGAAAGTTGCTGAAAAGATATTGTCAAATAAAAACGTTAAGAAATTCTTTAAGCCTGAAGAAATTGAGTTACTAGAACAACTAGCAAACAATGCGGCATCTGATAAGGTACTTAAGCGGCTAGGTAAGTTTGAATTTAGCGCAACAGGTATGGTTGGTGCACTTCATGTACTGGCGTTGACTAAAGCACCGTTCTTAATGTTAGCCTATGCCGGTGGTGCAGGTGCACGTAAGGTTGTTGATAGTAAGACACAAAAGCAACTTCAGGCTCTTATCAAAGAAGCCGGCGGTATAGAGGCTGTTCGTAAAGCGTCTGAAAATCCTAATCAGATGACCATATCGTTAGGTGGTGTGACTGCTGACAGAATTAACCAAGCGATGTTTGGAGAAGAGTAATGAGCTTATTCGACTACGCTAAAGAGTATGCTGATAGCCTTGCTAAAGTACAAAGTGAATTTGATTCTGGTGATCGTAACTTTGGTGAGTATCTTTTAGGCACAGCGGCATACGGGTTAGGCAAACCTGCCGCAGACCTCATAGGTGTACCCATTGGTTACGCTATGGATCAGATCCCTGATTCAGTCAAACAAGGAGCATTGTCACTAGCTCAACAAGCAGGACTCCCAGAAGCGGCACAGTATGTTGGTCAGAAGATAGACGAATATGTACCTGAGAGCGTCCAGAGGGGCGTAGGAGAGGCGACAATGTTTGCTGAAGCCTTCCCTAGGTTCCGTGCCACAGGACTCCTTAGAGACCCTGCGGCTCGTGGTATGTTTTTGTCAAGCGGTGAAGTATATAAAAAAGGTAACTATAAGCCTGAAGAAGTTGATCTTAACTACGGAGAGGAAGCTGTAGGGGCTGTCCTAGGCGACCCTTTGAGAGCCGTGTCGAACAAAGGTAATATGTTTGGCGGGATGAATCTGGATGATGCCGCTAGAGTGACATCAGGAATGAATGTCGATCAGTTGTTGACCAACACAGCAAATGCTTACAAGTTCATGAAAGGGACTATGGAGTGGGGAGCCAAAGGGCTTGGACGTGTTGCTAACTTAATGTTCAACCCAACTGCCCGTGCTCTTTATACTGAGCGTGGCATTTCTCCTGTGTTTGATACTTATTATAAGATGTACAAACAGGCAGAGGCCGCAGGAGATAAGACAGCGGCAAACCAAGCACTTGAGCTTGCTCAGTCACAAATGCAACAAATGGCAAACATCAAGAAGCAAGCGGGTGGTAAGACCCGTGGTGATGATGCAACGAAAGACTTCATCAATGCCGCTACAGACCCTGATGCACCCCAAGGTTTCGTGAATACTGCTGAAGCAGGTCAAGGTTGGTATCATAACTCTACTTCTAATGCTAAGTCAGTAATCAACGGAATCAGTAAAGCAGACTCAGACATTATTGAAGAACACGTCATGCGTGTCTGGAAAGCTGATCCTGAGAAGACAAATGTCATTTTTAAGACGCCTCGCTCTGATTACACAGGTAACCACTTTAATGATGTCTTAGCTCGTAATACAAATGTGTCTCGTGTCGCTGAGTTGTTTGCTGATGCCGACGGAAACTTTGTAGCGTTCAATTCAGGTCAAGAGCTTGCAGATGCGATTGGTGAGCTTAATAAATCCGCTACAACGTATAAACGTAAAAGTGGTGATAATAAGCCCGGTGATCCTAAGCGTGATAAAAAGACTGGGAAAAAAGAAGGAAACTTATTTAGCGTTGAACGTGTAGAAGATGATGGTGTTTGGCTACAGATGTCAAAGCCCGGTCAAGCTAAGGTTGAAGGCGGTGTCAATATGCTTATCAAAGTAGACACTAATGGCAACCTGACAGGTGTTATGTCTGATCTTCACGACTTCTTTGAGAAACTGCCAACAGGTAAACTTGCTAACAAGTTGGGCGTCAATAAGGCAATTAAAAAATATGGCCGTGGCAAAGTTCCTACGGTTGGAGACGTGCCGAATGTACCAATGCAAATGGCCTTACCGAACGATGTAATTGCTGTCACGCCCCCTATGCAAACAAATGTTGTCTCTATAACAGGAGAAACATTCAATAAGAAAACTAAAGACGCAATGGGATTACGTCAGGCAGACACAACACCAACACCTGAGGCCGCTATGAAAGCCGCTGTGCGTGAGCGTGTTGAAGCCACAGGACAGATTACTCCGTCGACTAGGGAAGTTCTTAGGGAATCTATTCCAGTTGCACAGAATGTTGCTTTAGTAGGCGGTGGCGTTGCTTCTAACTTTGAAGAAGACCCATTCGCTTACGATCCAGATCTATTTGCTTCACCTTCTATGCTACCATAAAAAAGGGGTCATAAGACCCCAATGGTTGAGCGAACGACCTACTCAAAAACGTCAAAGATATCCCCGATCATAATTTTAACAAAGGGGATATTAATTACGAACCCATCAAAGAAGTACACTTGAGCATCGTCAATGTCTTCTCCTTCCTTCCAACCTAACACTGGTTGCGACTGTACTGTCTCTGCAGACAGACCAAATACATTGTGAAATCGTGCTACTATCATACTTTACTCGCCTTATACATATGTCTTGCATTGCCTGTGTACGCTGAAGCACTTCCTGTCTTCATGTACGCTTGTTCAATCGCTCCATTCTGACTGTAGGCTCTGTAGTAGCCAATAAATCGATCACCACAGTACACTGCATATGTGTTTACCATCCCCAGTCTTCTCCTGCTAACCC